AATATTTTCAAGAAAAATTAAATATAAAACCATTATTACCTTATGAAGGTGATACTATTATAGAAGGTAGATTTGGTAATTCTATAAGATTTGGTTCTACTAATATAAGTGATAAAGTAGGTACTCCTAATGAATGGAGTAATACAGGTGAACTAGGAGATCCTATTACTATTATAAGAAATGGCCAATCAAATCAATTAGACGATAAAGGTTGGATTCATGCTAAAGAAGATGTAATGGGGGACGCCTCCTCAATTTACATGACATCAAATCAACAATTATCTAATTTTATCCCAGCTTCATTAAATCAAAAATCATTTGGGGCTAATTTAGTTAAAATATTAACTATACCAGAAAAATTAAGTGGGGATTATATAACTCCTGAAAATTCTACTATTCAACCTGAACAAAATAATGAAGATTTATTACAAGTAAATAAATCATTTGACACAACTCCTGCTACTCCCTTATTTGGGAAAACAGATGATCCTTTTGCGGATAATGCTGAAGAATTATTAGATGGACCCCTATAAATTGACAATATAATGAGTTATACCCCAAACGCACCTAACATATATCAAGGAAAACAAGTAATAATAGATTCAGATCGTTTAATATTTAATGCTAAAGATGATTCTATTTTATTATTTTCAAATAAAGCTATTGGTTTTAGTACAAATGGTAGTTTCCATTTTGATACAAGTAATAAACAAGATAGTAAATTTGTAGTAAATTCTCCTAATATTTATTTAGGTTTAAAAGAAGGTGATTTGCCTACTGAACCTGTTATATTAGGCCATAAAATGCAAGAATGGATGATTGGAGATGATTTAACAGAAGGATTATTAGATGTTTTAGAAGATATATTAGATATGATAGGAAATGAAATATCATATATAGCACCTCCTGCAGGACCCACAACCCCCAATGCTACTAATATTATTCCTTTACAAAGACGTATAGATAAATTAAGTGTCTTAAGAAATAAATTTAAAGAAAATTTAAGTAACCAAGTTAAAACAATATAATATGTCAAGAGCCATAGTAACATTAATTCAACAAAGTCAACAAATTTTAGATGCTATGGGCCCTAAAGTAAAAGCAGAAGCTAACAAAAAAATAGCTGAAATTAAACAAAAAATTCCCACTAAAGAATCAGTTAAACAAATGATGATGGATGAAATATCATCCAAAGGTCCTGAATTAGTTTGTAGTATAGAAGTAAGAAATCGTATTGATTCTATATATGATAAATTAAAATCTAAATCTGTTAAATTACAATTTATACTTGATCAATCAAATGAAAAACTTAAAAAACTACAAGAACAATTATTAAAAATAGGAGAAATAATTCTTATTATTGAAGGAATTTTTGTGGTTTTAAATGCATTAGTACCTGTATTACAAACTATAGTTACAGCAGCTCAAGTAGGTTTATTTCTTTTAAAAGGCCCTGCGGCAGATGGGGATGCCACAATTAAATTTGCAAACTCAATAAACAAATCTAATGCTAAAGCTGAAGAAATTAAAAATTCAATAAAAGTTTTTAAGAAAAAAGTAGATAAAATAACAAAAAAAGCTTTAATACCTATGGGAATAGTAACTTTAGCTTTAGGAGTTATAACTATTATAAAAACAACTATCACAACTGTAATATCATTAATTGAATCTTTTTATTTAAAATATATTCTAATGTGTGATGTGGAAGGAGATTCTATAGAAGATGAAGATTATGCTGATGCTATAAATGACGCACCTGATGAAGCTGACATTACTCTTATAGAAGATGATTTATTACCAGGAACTATAGAAAGAATACGAAATGCAAATTTCCAAGTAATTCGCTATCGAATTGCTTAATTTAATTATATTTATTAACAAACACAATTATTATGAAGGCAAGCGCTTTTGAAAATTTATTTAGAAAAGTTGTAAGAGAAGAAATAGATTATGCTCTTCGACGTGAAATCAAAACACTTAAGGAAGACTTACGTGATGAATTAAAACCTACAATTGTAGAACAACAAATACAACGTACCCCAGTACCACAAAATGTACAAACTTCTTTAAAAGAAAAAATCATGGGTAAACCTATAGCTCAAAGTTTTACATCTAATGGAGCATTAAATGATTTACTTAACGAAACTGCTCAAGGAAATACAAATCTTGAATCAACATTAACACCAGAAGCACCAATACCTAATGCAGTAGCTAATGTAGTAAATAGAGATTATCGTGAATTAATGAGAGCTATAGATAAAAAGAAAAATAGTAGACCCTAATGGCATATATTAACGGAAATAGAAGAATAAGTCCATTAGACATTAATAAAAATGTCACTATTGGGGTTGCCTTTCCTCTAGATAACGTTAATATGTTTAAAGGCACACAAACACTTAAAGAACAAGTTAAAAGTAATTTAATTAATTTATTATTAACTGAACCTGGTGAACGTGTAAATGAACCAAATTTTGGTGTAGGATTAAAAAATCTATTATTTGAACCTAATTTAGATGTAGAAATTTTAAAAGAAAAAATCAACACTCAAATAGAATTTTACATACCTACAATATCTTTATCGAGTGTAGATGTAAATTCTATAGAAGATGAATATAAGTTGTTTATAGTAATATCATATAGTTTTAATTTAGATGGATCGTCAGATGCCATCCAGTTAAACTTTAACTCATCATACTTCCCTCGTGGAAATGGTTAATAATATATAAAAATGGCCTATAGTAAAGTATCAAATAAAACACAAGATAAAGATGTAAAGTATCTTAATAAGGATTTTAATTCTTATAAAAATCAATTAATGGAATTTGCGGAAGTATACTTCCCCGATAATTTTAATGATTTTAGTGAAGGTAACCCAGGAATGATGTTTCTTGAAATGGCTGCTTACGTTGGTGATGTTTTATCATTTTATACTGATACCCAATTACGTGAAACCTTTCTATCTTTAGCTCAAGAAAAAGAAAATTTATACAATATGGCATATGCTATGGGCTACAAACCCCGAGTAACAGCCGCTTCTAATGTTAATTTAGAAATATTTCAGTTAGTCCCTTCAAAAGAAATAGGTCCTAATAATTATATACCTGATTTTGATTATGCTTTAAAAATTTCACCTAATTCAGTTTTTAATTCAACCGAGGGTCCCAAATTTTATTTAAGTAATCAAGTTAATTTTAATGTATCCTCTTCAAATGACGGAACTGGTTTAGATCCCACTAATATTTCTGTATATTCTTATAATAGTGATAATAATCCTGCATATTATTTATTAAAAAAATCAACTAAAGCAATTTCGGGTGAAACTAAATCACAAACATTTACTATAGGATCTGCTGAAAAATTTAAAACATTAGAATTATTTGACAATAATATTATATCAATTGAGTCAGTAGTAGATAGTGAAGGTAATAATTGGTCTGAAGTTCCATATTTAGCACAAGATACAATTTTTGAAGAAATTGAAAACACAGGAGCAAATGACCCTGTATTAAAACAATATAATAATCAAACACCTTTTCTTTTAAAGTTAAAAAAATCAACTAGACGATTTATTACAAGATTTAAAACTAATAATCAATTAGAAATACAATTTGGTGCTGGTACAAGCGACAAAGCAGATGAAGAAATTATTCCTAATCCAGACAATATAGGCTTAGGGATAAATGATGGAAGATCAGCATTAGACAAAGCATATGATCCTTCTAATTTTTTATTTACAAAAACTTATGGCCAAGCACCTGCTAATACAACTTTAACTATAACATATGTTGTAGGTGGTGGTTTAGAATCTAATGTTCAGTCTAATACAATTAATGAAATTGACACTTTAATTTCTGTTAATAAACCTAATTTAAATAATGGTCTATTAAACTATGTAAAATCATCTGTAACATCTAATAATCCCGAACCTGCAACAGGAGGAGGAGCAGGAGATTCTATAGAAGACATTAGATTGAATGCAATGGCTAATTTTTCTGCCCAACAAAGAACAGTTACAAAAGATGATTATATTATAAGAACCCTATCTTTACCTTCTAAATTTGGTAGAATAGCTAAAGCTTACATAACACAAGATGACCAAACATCTATATTATCAACAGAATCTAACAATATACCTAATCCACTAGCATTAAATTTATATACTTTAGGATATAATCAAAATAAACATTTATCAACTTTGAATACAGCAACTAAAACTAATTTAGCGACTTATTTAGAACAATATAGAATGTTAACAGACGCAATTAATATTAAAGATGCATTTGTAATTAACTTTAAATTAGATTTTGAGATTACTGCATTTAAAAATTATAATAATGAAAACGTTATATTAGATTGTATATCTGAATTAAAAGATTATTTTTTGATAGATAAATGGCAAGTTAATCAACCTATTATTATATCTGAGATATCTAATTTATTAGCGGGTATTACTGGTGTACAAACGGTTGAAAAAGTAACATTAGAAAATAAAAATGGCCTTTCTTTAGGATACTCACAATACAAATATGATTTTGAAGGTGCCACAAGAAAAGGCGTTATATACCCCTCAATGGATCCAAGTATTTTTGAATTAAAATACCCAAATCAAGATATTAACGGACGCGTAACAACATACTAAAATGGCATATTACTCTATATTCCCCGAAAAAGACACTACATTATATAGTCATCCTAATAGGAGTACTATGAATGCGGGTAATGATGAAATTCTTGAACTTGTAAAAGAAAAAGGAAATAATAATTCATTATACTACCCCTCAAGAATTTTATTACAATTCTCCAATTCTGATCTTCAATTAGCTATTGCTAAGTCTAATAATTTTACCTCTAGTTTAGAATTATTTTCAACAGAACATAAAAATTTATCATCTGAACAAGCTATAGAAGTTTTTCCTCTATATAGATCATGGAATGAAGGAACAGGTAAATATTCAAATATACCTACTTCATCTAATGGGTGTTCTTGGGTATATTCTGATAGTTCTGTTAAAGGACACAAATGGTTAACTTCAGAATTTAATTCGGGTACAACTGGTTCTATACATAATAATCAAGGTATTACACTAGGTGGGGGAGAATGGTATACAGGAAGTGAATTTAAGGGTAGTCAATTATTTTCTAATGCAGATTTATTAGATTTAAATGTAGATGTTACTAATATAGTACAAAAATTTAGTGCTAGTTTACATAACTCTCAACCCTACCCCGTAGGTATACCAAATTATGGTTTTATATTAAAATCAATAGATAATGTCGAAGAAAATACATCAAGTAGTTATGGTAATTTACAATACTTCTCAGCCGACACACATACAATTTACCCACCAAAATTAACTTTTAAATGGGATGATAGTATACATGAAAAACAATCATCTGCTAAATTAGAAGGTGATTTAAGTGTATCTTTATATAATAATAAAAGAGAATATAATAAAAATGATGTAGCTAAAATTAAACTACATGTAAGGGATAAATATCCTACACGTCAATTTACTTCATCATCTAATTATTTAAATCCTGGATATTTTACAACATCATCCTATTATAGTATCAGAGATGCTCACACAGAAGAAGTAGTAATTCCATTTGATAATCATAATACTAAATTAAGTGCAAATAATGACGGAATGTATTTTAATTTATACATAAATGGTTTACAACCAGAAAGATACTATCGTATATTATTTAAACATACAAATAATGATGGTACTCAAATTTATGATGATAATTACCATTTTAAAGTAGTTAGATAATGGCAGAAGAAAATATAAAATTAACAAAAACCATATATAGTACTAAATCAACAGATGGTTTAGTAGATCGTTCATTTTCTGAATTTTTTAAATCAAAAGATCCTATAAATGTTGATAGATTTTTTTCTATATATGAAGAATTATTTTATGATATTCCTAAAGCAGGAGAAAAGTCACACACCTCAGTTATAAAACAAAGCACAGATTACATTAAAAATTACATTGATCCTAGAGATGAACAAATTACAACTCTCACAGAAAGAATCATTGAATTAGAAAATGAATTAGCTACTCCTACAAACGAACACCCATTTTATTCTAATGGAACTTTAATAGCTCCAGATATAAATAATAATAATAATCCTGATGATAAACCTTTATATTATATGGATAAAGGGAAAAAAAGATTAGTATCTGGGGGATCTACGGGTATTGTTTTTAAAGCATTAATAGCTTCATTAGGATTTAAAGGAGGTACATCCGATAAAGATATAGTAAAAGTAGTACCTAAAGTAGTATTAGATGGTATAGATGAAGGTTCACTTTTAGAATTAAAAGACCTAACAGGTCAAACAGCAGCTGAAGAATTAGAAGAACAAACAAATCTACTAGCTCCTATCATAGTAAATAATTGGAGACAAGAATTAAAAGATATAGTACAACCAATAGAAGATGGATCTATATCTAATAAAATATTATATATTAGTCAACTAAAAAGTAAAATAAATAGTGAATATTCCAGAGAGGGATCACTTGAATCTCAAACTTGGAAATACTATCAAGAT